AGAACATACTAAGAAGTTAGCTCCACCTCTTAAAGTTTTTTGGTGAATTTTGTTAGATACTTTTTGGATTTTAGTTCCGATAGTTTGGAACCATTGTCCTTGAGTATTGTAGAAGTCTGTTGAAGCAGCAGTTCCTGCAGACCAAGCTGTTCCTGTCCATACTTTGTTGTTTCTAGCTGACCATCTTTCAGTTGTAGCTGCATCTTGGATTAACATATCAATTAATTCTAAGTCGATCTCCATAGAGATGTACTCTGATAATAATGATGTTAATTCTGCTTCAGCATCAATTGAGTGGTAAGCGTTAAGATCTTGTGCGAACTCTGGAGTCCATTGTGCTTTTAACTTTCTTGTTTTAGCAACGATTGCTTCAGAAGCAAGTGTTACGTTGATTTCAGGAATGTTAATTGTAGCTGGTGCATTAGTTCCTGTAGATGGTACTTTTGTTGATCCATCCTCGAAATCACCTCTTGAACTATCAGTTGGTTGTGCAGAGTATGCTACAACTACACCTGTAATTGTTCCGGTATTAGCTGTTAACGATACTGCAGAACCTGTTACTACGAATACTACATTATTTCCTACTATCGTTGTTAATTCTGGGTTTGATGTTACGTCTACAGAAGATGATAATAATCTGAAAGATCTTACTGCCTCTGTATCAGATCCTGATAAAGATAGTAACGGTACTGAGAAAGTTCTAAAGTTTGTTGGAAGTAATCCATCTTGGAAAGCAATAGATGCAGACGTTGCTGATCCTGATGCAATAGTACCTACTGATGCAGTATATTGGTTAACTGAATATCCAAATCTACCTGCTCCATATAAACCTCCTGATACTTCGTTATCTACACCGATTTTTGAGTTAGCTGTAGATACGTTACCGTACATGTTTGAGTTGTTAGGGAATCCTGGTTCTCCTGTACCATATTTAAAGTCTAAGTAGAAAATAAGACCTGATGGTAAGTTCATTGGTTGTACAGATAAGAAATCTTTAGCTGAAATTTGAGCGAATACTTTACGTACTAACGGTAAAGCTACCCCAGCCCATTGTTCAGCACCACCTGTAGCAGTACCGATTGCACCGTTACCTGTTTGAGATGCCTCAGATACGATTTGTTTTGCTTGATTCTCAAGAATCATAGCCATGTTGTTTCTGTCGTTTACATTAGAGATCCCCTCTAGTAAACCAGATTTAGCCCATTTTCCTGAAAGACGTTGAGCATCTGCTTGCAATGTCTTATAGTTGTTTGAACTTTCTAATAAGTGATTTAATTCCATTGTTTAAATTAAAAGTGTTTTTTTGTTGATTAATATTCTCTTGGTTTAATACCTGCTAGAATTTGCATTCTATTAACTGCTTCCGAAACTTCGTTAATAACTTGTTTCTGAGTAGAACCTGCTGGTTTAGACGCAAAAGACTTATGTTCTTTTACCGCTGGCTTAGCTGATTGTTTTGCTACAACATTTTTAGAAACTGTTTCGAAAACTAATTTTACTTCTTTAACTGTTTCTGCTTTGTCGAAAGCTGCTACAACATTTACTTTTTGACCTTCTGTAAGGTTGTTTGCTTTGAAAACTTTATTTACATAAAGTAATTTTGCATTTAAAAGATTAACTTCTTGAAGTTGTTGTCTAAGTTCTGCTACTGTGTTTAAAGCCTCTTCCAAGTCTTCTTCCATAGTGTCTTTCTTAGCTTCTTTGATTTCTTCTTCATCACCTATAGCTTTCTTAACTGATATTGGGTGTTCATCTCCGTATTCTTCGATTTCACCTTCTTCTAATTCTGCTAGTAACTCGTTGATGTCGATTTCTTCATCTTCCATACCTGTCATATCACCTGCTCCTAAATCATCTGCTGGAAGTTCATCTTCCAATTCTTCTTCACCTGCACCAGTTTCCTGTGCTACGATGTCTCTGATTAGGTCTTTTAGTTCTTCAACTGACATGTCCTTAATTTCGATGTCCTCGTCCTCTTCTTCAGTTTCCTCAGTTTCTTCCTCTTCAGTTTCTTCTGTTTCGTCTTCTTCTTCTTCAGCTTCTTCGATATTTCCATGAGCAGAATGTCCTTCTGGATCATTCACCATGTCTTCTTCGTTTACAATCTCTTCTTCCATTTCTTCATTTTCCATTTCCTGTAGCTTTTGAGCTAACATTTCTTTCAAATGTGGTGTAAGAGATTCTTCTAAAGCTTCTTTAGCGTTGGCGATTGCAGCTTCACGAATAGTTTTAGCTTCGGCAATTGCTTGCTTTAATAAATCTTTGTTTGTTAACATTTTGTTTTGTGATTTTGTCGTACGCTTATTGTAGTAGTTGGAAGCGTAATAATATTTTTACGTATAGTAGATATCGTATATATTCACGATATATTCAGTAATAAATATACCGGATTTTCCGAAACATAAAAAACCCACCTTTTTAGGGGTGGGTTGTGTTTGCTTTATTTTAAATTTGTCTGAATATCTGCATGATCTCTGCTTGATTTTCTTTCCAATAATCTTGAAAAGGTTTTGAGCTATATCCATGATTATGGTTGTAATCTACTCCCTCAACACCTGCATCGTATATTTTTTCTAAAAGGTTGTATAGTGACTGTGTTCTTCCTTCTTTAATTAGATGCTTTGCTTGCCACTCGTGTATGTTAAAATCTCTTTCCATTATTTGTTTATTTGTTTATAAATAGTGCTTATTTTTGATCCTTGTATTTCCACATAAATCCTCCTGCTGATCTTTCTCTTCCTTTTGCACAGTTTGTGATATTGCTACTGTATATATTTAAAGATTTACCTGCTTCCTTGATCGATGCCCATTCTTTTATAAAAGTTCCACTTTTATCAAATTGTAGAATAGGTTTTTTATTCTTATCTGCTATCGATTTATAATCTGTATTAATTACCTTTGCTTTCCAATCCATCTTAACTGTTCTTGCTTTCCAGTCTGTGTTTGCAGTTCTTTTCACATAGTCTGTATTTGCAACAGTCTTTTTAATTTTTGCTACTTGATCCACTTTAGCTACTGCTTCTTTTTTTATCCTGATACCTTCAGGTGTTTTATAAAACCTTTTTAAGTTTGCTGAATGTATTACTGATCTTGTTTTCCTAGTTTCTTCATATAACTTACTACTTGGTACATATCTTTCTTGTTTCTCTGTTTTTAGAGTACACATTGCCCAGAATGCAAAGAATATTTTATTGTTTCCTGGGTGTATCTTGGTAAGTAGGTGGTGACATAGGAAATGCTCTCTTGCTGTTAATTCAACCAGGTTATTGGTGTCATCACTTCCTCCTAGACACTTTGGTACAATATGATGCCTTTCTTTGTAACCTTCTAATTTTCTTTGTTTTGCTCGATCAACTATTTGATCATAGATTCTTTGATAATTCATAATAAAAAAAGCTACGGCTTTCGAGGTCGTAGTCTCTACTTGCCTATAGCTTTAGTTCATATTTTATTTATAGTTGTAGCTACGACTCTACATATATAAATAGTGTGTTTTTTTATTTTATGCTCTTAGTATATTGTTTATTATACTGTCTAATTTTACATATTTGTTGGTGGATTCCACTCCTTCATTAAGACTAATAGGTCTCATAAATGCTCCATCCGTGCTGGGGTTGCTGACGAAGTCCCAGCATACCAATTGGAAGTCATCTTGAACCATTAAAGTTCCCTCATTTGTTTGCTGTACTGATCCTGTTCCTCTTGAGGATATTCCAATAGTATGTCCTCCTTTTAAAATCTCTTTTACAATATTTCCTGATGGTGTATTTAATAGTTCAACTCTTCCCATCAAATCCTGACCTTCCCACCAAAGCTCTCGAACAACGTGTGAGGCATTTTTTAATGATACGATTGGAGATTCAGGGTGATCTAATTCACCATAAGCATTTCCTACCTTAACAAAATTCTCTACATAGTTTTTTACTTCTTCTTCAAGTATATGTCTTTTATAGATTCTTCCGTTTTGGTTTTTAGCTCCTGCTCTTTGCATAATTCCTACTACCTCAAAAACACCTGGTTTGGTTTTTGATTCTGTAAGAAGTCCTTTGAAAGGAGTTACGTTTATTAATAGTGGATTGTTCATTATAGTATATCTTTTAATGATATTGATTCGTCCATTCCTTCTATACTAGCTTGATATTTATCTTGATTTGATAAAGACTGTAAAGCGAATGCTTTTCCTTTATCCATAAGGCCTAATTCATGTTTGAAAGTAAGTCTTGTAGGATCAGTTGTTTTTGGATCTTTAATAGCAGTTTGCATTTGTCTGTAAATTCTTTCAAAATCACTATTAGCTACTTCGTATCTTTCTGCGTATTTTTTAATTCGTCTAATATCTTCTTCAGAATTTCCTTCCATTAGATCATCTTCATCTGGTTGATTCATCCAGTGTTGATCATATGGATAGTCAACGTAGATTCTTTCGATTGCTCTAGTGTATCCGTAGATTCCTTCTCCATCTAAATACTCTGCTAATTCTCTATAAGCTTCATCTTCATCTGGACCTGTCATAATATCGTGGATTCTATTTGTATATCCGTAAATTTGATTATCTCTCAAGTAATCGTCTAATTCACTTTTGTATTCTGAATCTTCTTTTGGTCCTTGCATTTCATAAATATCCTCTCCATCTCCAAATTCATTCTGTCCGTATTCTGATCTCCTCTCTTCTCTTTCTTCATCCTGATCGTATAGATCTGGGTCAAGATCTTCTGAAAGAATGTTTTTGATTACTCCTTTGATTGCTTCTTTTAGTGCAGCTTTTTGCAATCTGTTTTCTTTATCAACTTCGTTTTTTGGAGTTGCATCAACCATTACGTCAGTTCTTTTTGCTTTTGCTTTTTCGCCTGCTACTTGGTTTGTGTAAAAGATTGAATCTTTTTCTAGATTTTTAAGAACTTTTCCTAATGCTTTTGTGTATTCTTCCGGTGTTGGAGTTCCTAATACATTTAACCCTTCTAACTCAACTCTTAATCCTCTTAGGATTTGTTCATATGGATATTTGTCCATATCGTTGGTTGGTTTATATCTGTAATCAGTTAAACTTTTATTTGTAAGTCTAGCTTCTTCAATTTTAACTTCTTGAATTATTCCTCTGTTCTTAAGAATTTGAACAGCATCATCGTATCCATTATATTGAGTTACTAAGGTAGGTAGTTGCAATCTTGCATCTCTAAGGAATTGTTCTTTTGTGAAGTTTCCTTCGTTTATTCCGTTATATTTTTCTTGTAATGTTCTCATATTATTTTTTTTCGTCTAAGTAAGTAAACATCTTAGTGTTGCTTGGTCTTTTAGGTCTTTCTACTGTTTTAAATCCTAATTTTTCACCTGTTTTAGTTGCAACATTTTTTCCTTGACCTTTTTTAGCAAAAGCTTTTGGTGTTAAATATCCTCCAACAGCGCCAGAGACGTTACCTTCTTCTGAAAGTACTTCTCTGATTATTTCTAATAATCTTGATTTTTTCATACTCTTTTCAATTCTCCTACTAATTCGTAATACTGCATAAGTGCAACTAAATGATTGTCTGTAACTTTTTCTGTATTTTTAACTGGAGTAATTGATTTAGATATCTCGTCTAATTTAATTTTAACGATTTCATCTTCTACTTTTGGCTTTAATTTAGTAATCTGAGTTTGTATTTTACCTAACTCTTCGTTGACTAATGTTCTCAGCTTTGTAGTTGAGTTTGCCGAGATAATAAATTCTTTAAGTATATTTTTTTGCTCTGGAAGTAGATCTACATACTTGTTGTTGAATTTTTCTAATAGGATTTTATATGTAAGTAATCTCAGATCCTTATCGTATTTTGAATATTCTTCAATTAACGTATCTTTTGCATTACTTGCATCTTGTTTTGTTTGTAAAAAATGCTCAAGTAGTGTTGTCTTATTATCTACAAATACTTGTGGATCAACTAATCCTTCTGTATTTTGTGCTTCTAATAAGCAATATAAAGCAGCTAGCGGTTTGTAGCTTTCTACTTTAATAGAAAAGAAATCTTCTAAATTATAATGATTCTTTAACTCTTTAATTAACTCGTATTTTTGTTTACTTAATGTACTAGCTTCTATTTTTCTAGATAGTTCTACAATGGTAGATAGAATAGCTTCTGCTTTCCTTTGACCTACTCCTTTATTCTTTAATACAAAGTCATATAGTTTAAACTCTTTTACAAGGGAAGTATTCCCAGTATAGAATTTTTTTAATATCTTAACTGCCGGTGAATCTTTTCTTGACAAGGTATCAGCTGCTATTTGCTTAACTAGAAGTTCAAATATCAACCCTGTATTCTTATATTTACTGTGTTTTACTTTCACGGTATTCTTTGATTTATTAATAAATAGGTGTTAATTATCTAAATTGTCCTTAATGTTATCTTCATTTAATAAGCCTGTTTCTGCTACTTCTTTTTCTTCAAAGATTAAAGTCTTTTTAAAAGGAGAGAACATATTCTTATTTTGTGTCATTACCATTTTAGCTTTTAAATTACCTTGAGGTTTCTTTTTAGCTATATCTTCACTTACGTTTTCATTATCGCTAGGGAAGCCACCTTTCATTCCATGAACTCCTAATCTATCTCTACCACCCATTGGATCTTTTTGTGTACCTAATATTGAGAATTTCTCTCTAGGTTTTCCTTCCGGTTGTGGATCTCTTTCATCATACCCAGCAGGAACATCTCCTCTTGGCCTATCTCCGTACATAGAAGCTAAATCATGTGGTGTTCCAAAAGATTGTCCAGTTACTACAGGATCATTTCCTTCGTTCTCTATTTGTGATAATCTGAAATCACGTTTAGCATCTTCTCTGACTAAATCTCTCATTTCATTATACGTATCTTCTGATAAGTTAAAGATATGGTCATAGATGTAATCTGATGAGAATAGTTTTGTTTCTTGCATCTGACGAGCTAAATCGATTTTCTCTTTTAATAAAGCTACTTTCTCTTGCTCAAATATAATAGATGCTGTTGATAATTTAATTTCAAAATTCGTAAGTGATTCTCCTCTAAATCCTTGAGCATATAAATGCACTAAAGCGATTTTAGTTAATTCACTCTCTACAATTCTTTGGATTCTCTCTACTGTTCTTGCAAAACGAATATCTTCTGCTGCTAGAGTTGCTTTTCCTGTTAAATCTTTTTCAAATCCAAAGTAAGCTTTTGGCACTTTTAATGCAGCAAACATTTTATCTCTTAGGTATTCAACGTCTTTTATTCCGTCATACTCTAATCCTTTTGTAGTTTCAATTTTTGTAGAAGTATCTCCTCCTCTTACTGGAAGATAAAAATCCTCCATCATATTCATCATATT